ATGGGCTCTATCACCGTTCGCAAGCGCAAGGATGGCTCTGCAGCGTACACCGCACAGATCCGCATCATGCAAAAGGGCGTCACAGTTTATCAGGAAAGCCAGACGTTCGACCGCAAGGCCACGGCGCAGGCCTGGATTAGAAAGCGCGAAGCCGAACTGCACGAGCCTGGAGCTATCGAGAAGGCCAGCAGGGGCGGCGTCTCCATTAAAGAGATGATTGATCAGTACCTTAAGCAGTATGAAAAACTGCGGCCGCTCGGAAAAACCAAGCGCGCAACCCTCAATGCGATTAAAGAGTCATGGCTTGGCGAAGTAACCGATGCCGAGTTGACCAGTCAGAAGTTGGTCGAATACGCGGTTTGGCGCATGGAGACTTTCGGCATTCAGGCGCAGACCGTAGGTAACGACCTTGCCCACCTTGGGGCGGTGCTTTCAGTCGCCAGGCCGGCCTGGGGTTATGACGTAGACCCTCATGCGATGTCAGATGCGCGGAAGGTGTTGCGGAAAATGGGCGCTGTCAGCAGAAGCCGCGAGCGCAACCGGCGGCCGACCCTGGACGAACTTGATCGAATCCTGACGTACTTTGAGCAGATGCGTGATCGCCGCCGGCAAGAGATCGATATGCTGAGGGTGATCGTGTTTGCGCTGTTTTCTACCCGGCGACAGGAAGAGATCACGCGCATTCGTTGGGATGCGCTTAATGATAAGGAACAGTCCGCCCTGGTTACTGACATGAAGAACCCGGGACAGAAGTATGGGAACGACGTCTGGTGCAGCATGCCGGACGAGGCTTGGCGCGTTCTTCAGTCGATGCCCAAAGTGGCTGATACGGTGTTTCCGTACAACTCGCGCTCGGTTTCGGCGTCGTTCACCAGGGCGTGCAACTTCTTGGAAATCGAAGACCTTCACTTTCACGACCTGCGCCACGATGGTGTAAGTCGGTTGTTTGAAATGGGGTGGGATATCCCTAAGGTGGCCAGCGTTTCAGGCCACCGGGATTGGAACTCGATGCGACGCTATACGCACCTTAGAGGGAATGGCGATCCATACACCGGGTGGCCATGGATCGAAAGGGTGATATCGGGCCCCGTGATCGAGGCCCAAATGCGGGTTACGAGACGCGCCGTAAGCCGCGCCCCATGAGCTTGTCATGCTCGCTCTTTGCCTTGGCATGTTGCGCGTCGAGGTAGGCGGCCAGGTCGTTTAGGTGTACGCCTCTGGCAGCCTTTTGGCTGGCTTCTATGCAGACAAGCGGTAGGTTGATCTCGCCCCTTGCTACCTTGCCCTTCATCTTCTCGGGTGTCAGGTGGCAGAAATAGTCGAGGCAAACGCGCTCAAGGGGGATGATTACCTGGCCGCCATACTGGGCCATGAGTAGGAACGCAGTGTTCATTGCTTCACCTTTGGGGCATCGTTCTGGTGCTTTGCTTCGTAGATGGCTGCGATCCGCTGCATGGCTGCCTCCCACCCTTTGTGATATCCCCTCAGTTCAATCGTGCTGAGGCTTGAAAACTCTTCGTCGCCTGGGCTTGAAAACTCTTCGTCGCCTGGGCTTACAACTGGATCTGCAGACTGGGCGAGAAGGGTTTGCAGTTCATCCATGTACTGGCTGAACTCGGTGAACTCCAAGCGCCCGAATGCCATGTGCGCCAGCTTGTCACGGGCCACGTTGATCGTGGGTGCTGTTCCTATTTTGGTGCGCAATTCTGCGCATGTCAGGTCGAACTGATCACCACAGAACTGGCCGCAGATCGAGCAGGGTATAGGCTCATTACTCATCGCTCGCGCCCTCCGCTCCAGTCGTGTAGCTGCCAACGGGATGGCCAGGGTCGAATCCGATCACGACAGGCTTGCGCTCCAGTGCCGCTGTGCCTGCCGGCGTGATCACCCACTTTTCGCGGCGGTAGATGCTGCCAGGCACCTCTGACCATTCGATATCGACCAGGCCGCGCTTCTTTAGCGCATTCATCGTTGAGTTGGTGCAGCTCCCGTAATAGCCGTCCGGGCGCCTGTGCAGATCCCTCAACGTGTCCTGCATGCGGTATGACAGTTTGCTCATGGCTTGCGCTCCAGGGCGGCGCGGGCCTGCCAGCCTTCAAGGCGCAAAGCTTTACGTTGCCTGTAGTCCGATTGGGTAGCCGGGCCGTACTGCGAAGGGAAAGGCCACAGCCGTTCATGTTCAAGATCGAATACCTCCCGCTCGTCGCGCTCGGCCGGAACCGCCACGCCATCGACCACGGCACCACAGTCGCAAACGTCCGCGATGGTCGATCCTGGCTGTACATTTGCGCAGGTGTGCTTGTGCTGACGGACCAGTCGCACGCTCGGCTCTGCGCTGGCGGATAGAAGCCCCACCACATCCAGCAGCATCATGCAGCAGTTGGCCACGTCGGCCGCGTACTCGCTGATCTGCGGGTAGTCCAGGGCGGAAAGCGCCTCGCCGAGCTTGTCGTGGTGGTGCGTGATCTCGTTGAAGGCCATGGCGGCAGTCATACCAAGCCAACCCTCGCGGTCGCCCTTATGACTGTTGGCCGACAGCTCCCGGCGCATCAGCTCCATGAATGGCAGCAGCGTGTCGTCGTACTTCATGCCGCGTCCTCCTGGCCCAGTTCGCCGGCTTCGCGCTGCTGGTGCCGCTCGTACGCTTCCCTCAGTGCTTCGCGTACATGCGGATAGCCCTCGGTGTCCGCCTCATGCGGGAAGGTGATGGTGCTGTTCTCTGGCTCGCCCCAAAGGCTTCCGTGGGTGTTGAGCCATTCAATGAGCTGGGTGTCTAGCGATTCCCCGTTATGCGCGGTAGCGGCAGTGACGGTGTGGAAGACTCGATAGGCCAGGGCGCGGGCTTGGGCGGCCAGAGCGTCTGCTTTCGCCTGGACGAGGGCAGTCCCTGGGATTGCCTTGTACGTCGCGGCAGCAAGGCCCAGGGCCTGGGCGATGCTGATCAGGGTCTGGTGGTCTTCCAGGGTGAAGGGCTGCGCCTTGAGCTGGCGCTGGCGGGTGTTGTGGTCGGCGAGTTGCGTTTTCAGTTCCTCGCGGGCCTCGACAGCTCGGGCCAGATCGTTGTTCAGTGCATAGATCCTGTCGCGGTCGTCTGCTGTGGCGCGTGCCAAGGCGCGTAGGAACGCGCGGCGGATGAAGTAGGCCAGTAAGGCCAGCCCAACCAGCTGGCCTATGGCGATGATGATCAGGTGTTGAGTTTGCATGTGCTGTGATCCTCGTTAGAGCCCGCCGCCGGATGTGTAGCGTGGTGAGAGGACGGCGGCGGGGTGTTGCAGCTGAGTTAGCGGGTGGCTTCGTACAGCGGTACTTCGTTGATCGCGGCCTTGATCTTGGCGCGGACGGCGTTGTATGCCTCTTCAAGCACCTTTTCAGGGCGGATCAGTTCGAACCACATCACAAGGCGACCCTCGGCGATGCGATAGCGGAAGCGTGCCGGGATGCAGAAGCCATCACCGCCTAGGAAGGGCTTCACGCCGATGAAGAACTGTTCAGGGATGTTGAGCTGCCCAGCTTCACCGGCGCGGCCGTCGATTTCCTCGTTGTAGGTCAGTTGGACCTGGCCGTTATCGAGTCGGGTGCCTTGGCGGAAACTGATGTTTTTCTTCGCTTCCAGGGTGCGGCTGATTTCCAGCATGTCCGCCGCGCTGGGGGCTGCTGGGAAGTCCTGGGGCTGGGTGATGTCCTTCACGTTGTCTTCGATGAACTCGGCAAACGATGCTTGATCCATCTTCTTGCGGTCGGCTTCTTTCCAGCGGCCCCATTCAACAGTGATCGGGCAGCAGTAGCTGGCCGTGTGTTCGGCCCAGGATGGGCTGAGGGGTTGGTGGTAGTCGAGGACGGCAGTGAAGGTCCGGCCTTCAGGCCCGTCACAGAACACCGAGGTGGCCGAGGTGGCGAAGCGGTTCACGTAATCGATGAAGCTGTCGGCATCGAGCATGGTTACTTTCTGGCGGATGCGGCTGGGGGAGGGCAGCAGCTTCTCCAGGTCTTGCACCTTTACGCCGTCGGGTACCAGAGCAACCGGTGCGTGCAGACCCGGATGGTCGAAGGGTTTGCCCAGGGCTTGAGACAGGCTGACGAGGTGTTGAATGGCTTCTTGCATTGGATGTGCTCCAGTCTTTGTGGTGAGAGGTAGTTACTGCGAAACGTTGCGCAGGGTGGCTGGGCTTTCCTCGTCGAGGACGGGGCGCAGTGGCAGATCCTGCTGGCGAGGGTCGCGCCGGGTGAGGTTTCCTTCCGGTGTCAGGAAGAACAGCGACGTACCCCGGGAAAGGGTCGGCTCTTTCACCTTCACGTCGGCCTTGATGTTCATCTGGCCGCGCCCGTCGGGCTTGTAGGTCAGTTCAATGACCAGCTTCCCGCCTTTGCCGGAAAGGCGGATGGCATCGATCAAGCCAAACTGGGCCTTGCTTAGTTCATCGAGCAGGCCGCCGGCCTCGATGTCGCGAAGGGTGTCGATAAAGGGTCGTGCTTTGCTCATGTGCTGTGTCTCACTGGATGTTCACCCCTGGACGGCAGGGGCCACCGTTATCAGGCCGCTTCTTTCTTGGCCTGGGCGTCGAGGTAGGCGGCCAGGTTGTGCAGATAAACCACGGGTTTGGCGCGTGCAGACCCGTGAAGGCGCGTCACGATCAGCTTCACCCGGCCCTTTTTGATTTCGCTGAGCAGATGCCGGTCAGTGCGGATGTGCGCGAAATACTGCTCCCGTACCGCTGCCAGAGTGGGGCAGGGGGTGGCGAACTGGCGCCGCAGTTGGTCGAGGGTGTCGCTCATGTGCTTACCTCCCCGGCCCCCACGTTGGCGGGCTGCAGCTTGAGGCGGATCAGTTCCGCCAGCCCCTCTTTGCTGGCTCCTCGGGCAGCGGCGCAGATCAGGCCGCACTCATCCGCCACGACGGCCCCGAAGGGCGTCTCGGGGACATTGGTCGGGGTGACGTAAGCTATCTGGCCGGGTTGAATCACGCTGCTGACGCACCGATAAACCTCCGCAAGCTCGACCGCACAGGCGGGCATGCTCGCCAGGGCCAGCGTGGCCTCGTTGGCGGTGCCGATCAGGGTGGCTTTGCTCACGGTGCCGGGGCTGGTCAGGTAGATCGGGATCAGGGCCAGGGCGCCGAGTGCTTGGGTGTAGGCGTTGAAGTAATTGGTCTTCATGCTGCGGCTTCCTTGTTCGCGATGGTGATGCCCAGTTTCTTGGCCAGGTACTGCACGCCGCTTTCGGTGACCATCACCACTGCGTAGTGCTTGTACTGCCCGGACTTGCCGATCTGCACAGAGCGCGGGTCGGAGTACAGGTGGCGCTGGTCGCGGTGGTGGCTGGCCAGGGTCCCGTCCTTTGCCAGCACACGCAGTTCCCGGAGCTTTGCGCGGAAGGCGCGGGGTTTGAGCCCCAGCAGCGCCGCTGTTTCGTCAAGGGTGCGGTTCATGGCCATGTCCTCAGGCTGCGGTCTTGTCCAGGTTGCGGCGCCGGATGATCCGCACGCAGTCGTCGATCCGGCACCGCAGCTGCTCGATATCGCTGGTATTGCGAACGATCAGGTCTGGCTGCTTGGCGTGAATGCCTGCCTCGCTGGCGTGCGGGTTCACTGGTGGGGCATCGGGGCGAGTTATGTGAATGATCGTGCCGCCTCGCTGGCGGATGAATTCGGCTTCGTTCTCGAAGCGCACGTCACTGACGACGAAACCGACCACGCTCGACAGCGAGTTCTGTAGGTAGTTGAGGTTCTGCTCAGCGATCTTTACCCAGACGTCCGGGTGCACCAGCTGGCGGGCCCACTCGGTGCCCATCGACTGCATCAGTTCACGCGGGGACCGGCCAAGCCAGGCCAGGGGCTGCTCTTTGCGCTCGCCTTCGAAGTCGTCCGGGTCGAGGTTGAAGATCTCCATGAGCCCGGAGCGCAGCGGGTCGGCGAAGGCGTAGTGCTCCAGCAGGTGGTTGCGCACCAGGTGGTCAGCGGCTGTGGATTTTCCCGAGCGAGCCGGGCCGGCAAGGCCAATCAGCAATGGTTTCAT